TGACCAACTATACTGTAAACAGTTCTGAGGAAACCCCATGAAGTGCCGTGTCCAACTTTACGTTGCTGGTAAAGTTTTTAATGAAGAAGTCTATGCTAAGGATTACCAGGAAGCAAAAGAGGTTGCTCTTGCTCGCAATCCTAATGCAAAAGTAGTTGGTGTTACAGCTATCTGAATGAAATACGAATTAAAAGATTATTTGAATAGTATTAATCAATCCAAAAAAAATATTTTGGATGATGACAATCAAGCAGTAAAAGAATATCCGCCATTCATTATCAATAAATGTTTATCTGGATTTATTGATAGTGTTTTGTTTGCAAATGAAATGAATAAAAATAGTCATCTTTCGAAAAAGATGCAATATGATTTTTTTATAAATAGTTTGAAACCAAGGAAGAGATTCACTCCCTGGGTTAAAAAACAATCTCTTGAGAACCTTGAATTGGTCAAGCAATATTATGGTTATAATCATAATAAAGCAATTGCCGCTTTGAGAATACTCACGAATGCTCAACTTGAAGAGATCAAAAAACTATTAGATAAAGGCGGAAAAAGATGACTACTGAAATTGAAATTCAATGGCAACCTTCTGACATGGTGGAAGTTAGTTTGTCTGAACCTGATGACTTCCTTAAGGTTCGTGAGACTCTAACTCGCATTGGTGTTGCTTCTCGCAAAGAGAAAAAGCTATATCAATCTTGCCATATTCTTCACAAGCAAGGTAAATATTATATCGTTCATTTCAAGGAGCTGTTTGCCCTTGATGGAAAGAAAACCAATCTTTCATTGAATGATGTACAACGTAGAAACAGAATCATCCAACTTCTCAGTGACTGGGGATTGATTGCTGTTGTTACTGCAACACAAATCGAAGACGTTGCTCCTCTAAATCAAATCAAAGTTCTTTCCTTCAAAGAAAAGGATGAATGGACTCTTGAAAGCAAGTACAACATCGGCAGAAAGAAAACCGAGGCATGAGAACATTAACCATGATGGTGTTAACTCCTGATAAACAAATTAAGTGGTTAACAATACCATGGGGAAAAGCTCATCTTGATTGGTATAGAAAACAAGGATATACTATCCTGATGACCGTATAAAATTGTGGGGTTTTTAACACCCCACTTTTTTTATGATCTGTTATAATTAATAATGGATGCCTATTCAGGATCCTAATTTAAACTCGCTTATTCAAGGAGAACACCATGACTAAATATACTTGGGATATCTATTCCCCATTTTCAGTAGGTCTGGACGAAGTTTTTAATCGTCTGGAGGCAATGTCTGGACATAACACCAGTTATCCACCCTACAATTTAATCAAGCACGATGGCAGCAATTACGAAATTGAAATCGCTTTGGCAGGATTTAAGGCAGAGGAGATCGAAGTATCTACTGAACAGAACATTCTCCGAGTTGCCTCCACAGTTGAAAAACGAGATCCTGAACGAGAGTACATTCATAAAGGATTGTCGAAGCGTTCCTTCAACCATTCCTGGCAGCTTGCCGATGATGTCAGAATATCCTCTGTAGATTTTGCTGATGGACTTTTGACGATCTCTTTGGAAAAAATTATTCCAGATCATCAAAAGAAAACAGTTTATAAAATTGGAGATCTTGAAGTACCTGTACCACAGTTTTTAACAGAGGATCGAGATTCAAATTTTCCTGAAGAAAATACAATCAATAAATAGTAAAGAATATCGTCGGCGCTGGGGTCTGGTTGGCAAAATCCAACCTTGACCCCCTTTTCTTTTTGTGGTATAATAGGGTGTTGTTACTCATTTTTTTATGGCTCAAGCAATTGTTGTTCTTACCACGGGAGAACGTGTGATTACTAATTTAAGTGAAGTTCGGGAAAGCGAAGAAGAAGATGCTCGTCCCGTTTGTTTGTTGATGGAAAGACCTTATATTCTGTTTATGGAAAGAACAGAAAATGAAAATAAACCCAATCAAGAAATCCAAGTAAGGTTTGCTAAGTGGTGTCCATATTCTTCTGATACGCAGTTCAAAGTTCCTTTCTCTTCTGTGATTTCTGTTGGAGAAGTTGATCCAGGATTATCTGAAGCTTATTCTCGTACTATTAAACAAGCGATAGAATTTGAACAAACAGATAAAGTTCTTCGCATCGAACAAAATTCTCCTACTGAGGAATCAGATGATCAAACTGTTGAAATTTGATGGTGAATGGATCATTTCGGAGATTGAAGAAATCCCCGATGCCCAGTTCGGAGACCCCGACTGTGTGCTAAAATATCCATACCAGATCGAGGGAAACTGCCTTGGCACTTGGCCAGTATATACAGAAGAGAGGGAAATAATTGTTCGATCTTCTGATGTCACTGTTATCAGTGAACCAAAAAAATTCCATTTGGCACAATATGCTGCTCTTGTTCATGATGAACGAGGGGAACTTGAAGATGAAATCCAACTAATTGAGGAATAAATTTAGGAATGAAATTTTACACCAGCGTTGAACAATCAGGAAATAACATCTTAGTTCGTGGGTACGAACATGGGAAAAGATTTCAAGATAAAATAAAATTTAATCCAACGCTGTTTCTTCCTTCCGCTCAAGCGTCTGAATGGAAAACATTGGATGGTAAAAATGTCAGATCGGTCAAACAAGGTAGCATCAAAGATGCTAAAAAATTTATTGAAGACCATAAAGACATTGAGGACTTTCAGATATATGGTCAAACCAGATTTTTGAATCAGTATATTCTGGAAGAGTATCCAGAAGATGAAATGAAATATGATGTCAGTAAAATTAGAATTTTTACTATTGACATCGAAACTGGTGCTGAGAATGGATTTCCTGATATCCAAACTGCTGATCAGGAAATCCTACTCATCAGTATTAAAGATAGCGAGATGGGCAGGATAACTGTTTTTGGATCTCGCCCGTATGATAATAAAGAAAAGAATGTTGATTACATGCAGTTTCAAACTGAAACTGGAATGTTGAATGCTTTCATAGATTGGTGGACCAGAAATTATCCAGATGTAATTACTGGATGGAATGTGCAACTGTTTGACATGCCGTACATTCTTCGTAGGATAGAAAGAGTTATCGGGGAGAAAGAAGCTCGAATGATTTCTCCTTGGAATAATACTCTTTGCAGGGAAATCTATATTAAGGGTCGTAAGAATATTGCTTACGATATTATGGGTATTGCTACTTTGGATTATCTTGAACTGTATAAGAAGTTTACTTATACTAATCAAGAATCATATCGTCTTGATCACATTTGTTCTGTTGAATTGGGAGCAAATAAATTGGACCATAGTGAGTTCGATACCTTCAAGGAGTTCTACACAAAGGACTGGAAAAAGTTTGTTGAATATAATATTCATGACGTTCGCCTTGTTGATCAACTTGACGACAAGATGAAACTTCTTGAACTTGCTATTACCATGGCGTATGATGCTAAGGTAAACTTTGAGGATGTGTATTCTCAAGTTCGTATGTGGGACAACATCATTTATGTTTATCTTGCCAAGCAAAATATTATCATTCCTCCTAAAAAAGAAAGCATCAAAACAGAAAAGTATGCTGGTGCTTATGTAAAAGAACCTATTCCTGGGATGTATGATTGGGTTGTGAGTTTTGACTTGAACTCGCTATATCCTCACTTGATCATGCAATATAATCTTTCTCCAGAAACTCTTCAATCTTATAGGCATCCTAATGCTAATGTAGATCGTCTTCTCAATAAAGAGTTGGATCTTCGTGATCTATCTGGTCAAACATTGTGTGCTAATGGAACTTTCTATGATACAACTTATCAAGGGTTTCTACCTAAACTGATGGATAAGATTTATCAAGAACGTACCATCTACAAAAAGAAGATGCTTGCTGCTAAACAGCAGTATGAAAATACACCAACAATTGAATTGAAGAAAGAGATTGCTCGCTGCAATAATATTCAGATGGCAAGAAAGATTCAACTCAACTCTGCTTATGGTGCTATTGGTAACGAGCACTTTCGTTATTATAAACTTGAAATCGCTGAGGCAATCACTCTATCAGGGCAGCTTTCTATTCGCTGGATTGGCAATAAGATGAATGCCTACCTCAATAAGATTCTAAAGACAAAGGATGCTGACTATGTTATTGCTTCAGATACTGATTCTATGTACCTTAATTTGGGTCCTCTGGTTGAACGTATATACCAGGGAAGAGAGAAAACTCCTGAGAAAATTGTTGGGTTCCTTGACAAGATCTGTGAAATGGAACTTGAACCTTATATTGAAAGTTCTTACCAAGAGTTGGCAGAATATGTAAATGCTTACGAACAAAAAATGAAGATGAAGCGTGAGAACATTGCTGAGCGTGGTTTCTGGACCGCCAAGAAACGCTATGTTCTTAACGTATGGGATAGTGAAGGTGTGCGTTATGCTAAACCTAAGATGAAAGTTTGTGGTATGGAAACTGCACGTTCTTCCACGCCTGCTTACTTCCGAGATAAATTGATGAAAGCATATACTATCATCATTACTAAAACCAATGATGATATTTTGGATTTCATTGATGAAATCAAAGAAGATACAAAAAATCAAGATTATGTAAACATATCTTTCCCAAGAGGTGTCAATGGATTGGAAAAATATAAAAGCGTGGCGGACATATATGCAAAAGGATGTCCCATTCAGGTCAGAGGTGCATTACTGTATAATTACTATATACGAAAGCATAATCTTACTCATAAGTATCCTCTTATCCAAGAAGGAGAGAAGATTAAATTCCTCTACTTACGAACGCCAAATCCAATCCAAGAGAATGTAATTTCTTTCTTTCAAAATATTCCAGTAGAATTGAATCTTGAAAAGTATGTTGATTACAAACTTCAATTTGAAAAATCGTTTTACGAACCACTGAAAAATGTGTTAGAATGTATTGGATGGAATAGTGAAAGGAAAATTTCCTTACTTAGTTTTTTTTAAAGGAGACCTATGGATTTTTTAAATCAAGTTATTAAAGACAGCAAAAACGAATTTGCTTCTATTGCTGCTGACGGTGTTGCTGCTGGTGATATTGAATCTTTTATTGATACTGGCAGTTATGTTTTTAATGCTTTAGTTTCTGGATCTTTGTTTGGTGGGATTCCATCTAACAAAATTACTGCCCTTGCGGGAGATAGTGGAACTGGCAAAACTTTCTTTTGTCTGTCTGTTGTTCGTCATTTCCTTGATACAGATCCTAATGCTGGCGTGATTTATTTTGAAACTGAATCTGCAATCAGTAAAAAGATGATTGAGAGTCGTAATATTGATTCTAAACGTCTTGTCATTTTCCCGATTGATACGATTGAAGAGTTTCGTACTCAAGCAGTTCGTATCATTGATAAATATATGGAACAACCTAAAGAAGAACGCAAACCACTTATGTTTGTGTTAGACTCTTTAGGAATGCTTGCCACCAATAAAGAAGTTGAAGATGCATCGAACGATAAAAACGTTCGTGATATGACCAAAGCACAACTTGTTAAATCTGTATTCAGGATTCTTACGTTGAAACTTGGCAAAGCAAACATTCCAATGTTAGTTACTAATCATACATATGACGTTGTTGGCTCTTACGTTCCTACAAAAGAGATGGGCGGTGGTAGTGGTCTTAAGTATTCTGCTTCTACAATCGTATACCTCTCGAAGAAAAAAGAAAAAGACGGAACCGATCTGGTCGGAAACATTATTAAATGTGAGGCGAAGAAGTCCCGTCTGACACGAGAAGGATCTAAAATCGAAACCCGCCTTTTCTTTGACGAGCGAGGTCTTGAACAGTACTATGGTCTGTTAGAATTGGGTGAACGTGCTGGCATCTGGAAGAACAGTGCTGGTCGCTATGAAGTCGATGGCAAAAAACTTTATGGTAAAGAAATTTTAAAAAATCCCCAACTGTATTTTACAGATGATATAATGGCAAAGTTGGAAGAGCAAGCAAATTCTGAATTTCTTTATGGAGTAACTGATGACGGAGAAGATTGAATCTACAATTCTTAGAAATTTACTTTGTAATGAAGAATTCTACAGGAAGGTAGTACCTTTTATTAATGCGGAATACTTCCAAGAATTTGATGAAAAAATTATCTTTGAAGAGATTCATGATTTTTCTAACAAGTATGATAAACTACCGACTAAGGAAGTTTTAATTATTAACCTACAGAATAGGAATGATCTTAATGAAGAAACTTATCAACAAAGTATACAGAAAATCAAAGAGTATAGTGAAGAATGGGTTGACAAAGATTGGCTCGTCAACACAACAGAAAAGTGGTGTAAAGATAGGGCCATATACAACGCCTTACTGCAGTCAATCAAAATTGCTGACGGGGGAGATCCGAAAATATCAAGAGATGCTATCCCGTCCATCTTACAACAGGCCCTGGCAGTATCGTTCGATGAATATATCGGACACGATTATGTAGACAATGCTGATCTTCGATATGAGTATTACCATAAAGATGAGGCAAAGATTCCTTTTGATCTTGAGAAATTTAATCTCATCACCAAAGGTGGTATACCAAACAAAACATTGAACGTTGCTCTTGCTGGCACTGGCGTGGGTAAATCTCTGTTCATGTGTCATGTGGCGGCAGCATGTCTATCTCAAGGTAAGAATGTTTTATACATTACTCTTGAGATGGCAGAAGAAAAGATTGCAGAACGTATCGATGCTAATCTTTTGAATGTAAATATTAAGGATATTGGTTCACTACCAGAAACTATCTTTACTTCACGCATCAAAGAGATTGGTAACAGAACACAGGGTAAACTTATCATCAAAGAATACCCAACTGCATCTGCACATGCTGGACATTTTAAAGCATTGCTTAGTGATCTTAGATTGAAGAAAGATTTCAAACCAGATATCATCTTTATTGATTATCTAAATATCTGTGCTTCGGCAAGATATAAAGGTCACATAGTAAACTCATATACTTATGTTAAAGCTATTGCTGAAGAACTTAGAGGTCTTGCTGTTGAGCATGACGTTCCAGTTGTTTCTGCTACTCAAACTACTCGGAGTGGCTTTGGC